GCGTTGCGGCTGCGCTGCGCTTGGCCCCACGGTTTCTCGGCGTGGTGGCGATCTGCTCGAGCACCGCGAGCGCAGTTTCAAGAGCCGCTTCGATCCGCTGGCCATTGCATGCGGCGTCGCCGACATCCTGGCGTAGCACTCGGTCACGTGGCGACGCGGCGCTCATCGCGTCGTCAATGGCCAGGAACTCCTCGGCCGTGACCACAACGGCAGTTCCTGGCGGCGGGACATCAGGAGCTTGGAGAGCGTAGATTGCTGCGCCCGGATGGCTTTCCTGCCATTTGCGCAGGCTGTCCGCCTCGTCCCCGAGCGGGTAGCCGACCCGGGGCGCATTGCCCGGCTGGTGGATGATAAGAAGCGTTTTCATGCGATAGTTTGGGCGGATTGCATCGCCAACTTGTCGGGGTTGTTCGCGTAGTACGGCTGGCCCCACTCGCGCAGTTCCTTGTCCACGCACATCACGCGGATCCAGGCGCGCGACAACGGCCAGCTCGTTTCGTCAATCAGTCGGCCGCACCAGCTCGGATGCATGGTCTTGTCGGCCAGCGCCTCCTCGAACCAATTGTGTGGCATCAGGCGGTTGCCAATGCGCAGCAGCGCATCGCGTGCTGGCCAGAACCGTTCGGGCGTGTGTTGCAGGTAGCCGTGCCCGTTGGAGAAGCGGAAGCCGTCATCGTCGGGGCGCTTCGGCAGCGTTGCCATCACCTCGGCAATCTCCGCGCACAGCGCTTCGTACTCAAGGCACGCGGCCTGGAACTTCTGAATTCTTTTCATTCCTATGTCCTTTCGCACCGGCACGCTTCGACAGTCACCTTCCAAGCTGGCCTTTGCCATCTTCATACGTTCCATCCTTACAGCCCGTCGCTCTGTGCCACGGAAAGCGCCGTCGCCACTGGCCGAACCCATATCGGCGTGCTGCCCAAGGAAAATGTCTCGCCGCTCCACGCCAAAAGCAACGTTTGGCCCATCACGCCGGCGATGGCTTCGGCGGCATGTGGCGGCACTGCGTTGCCGATGCGTTCACGCCAGTCGCTGTCGCTCAGGCCGTCCAGCTCTAGGTACTCCTCAGGATCGATCAGCGATTGCAGGGCCGCGAGTTCCAGCGTCGTGAATGGGCGATGCCACGTCCCGTCGAGCGCGCGGATGCAGCATGCCAGCCGGTCGCTGACCGCCGGCATTCCAGCCGTGGCGCCGTCCGTGATTCCTGCCATGCGCGGATCGGCGACCGACCACCGCCCGTTGTCGTGGCACGCTGCGGCCGACACGGCGCCGCTCGTCTCGTCCCATCCGACAACGCCGTAATGCCCGCCAGTCAGGTAGTGGTCGCCCTTGTGCCGCGCGATTGTCGTGCGCGGATCGGCGACGGCGTAGGCCCCCTGTCCGGTAGTGCTGCCTGCAATCACGGTGCCGGCCGGTACGCGCCAGTTGGTCACCAGGTACTTGCCAAAGCCAATGCCAGCTTGGCGCGGGTCTGCGACCGAGAAAGCGCCTTGAAGCGGCGATCGCTGTCCAGTCACGGTGCCGGTTGATTCGCTCCACGCGCGAACTCCGAGCTGGCCATACTCGCCGCCGGCTGGCAAACGCGGGTCTGCGACGGAGAAATTGCCGTTGCTCGCGCGACTGTTGGCAGCAATGGTGCCGCATGCCTCGTCCCATCGCTGGACACCAAGCCATCCATGGTGATGCTCCGGAACGATCAGGTAATCGCGCAGGATGCCGTTCTCGATCGCGAGCTTGTTCAGGCTGCGCCAGTCTGACCCGGCCTCCACGAATGCCAGGCGTACCCAAGTCTTCCACTGGATCTGCGGGACACGATGCATCAGGCCGCCGGCAGCATCGCCGGGTAGTGGCATGCGGTCCAGCACTGTGCCGACGGCCATGAGGCTTTTCTTCTGGGGTTCGTAGAGGAATGGCGGCACCTTGGCGACGTGGCGGGCAACCAGCAGGAACCGCTTGCGGCTTTGCGCCAGGTGGCCGATCTCGCCGCAGTCGTGCGTCGTCTCGGCAACCGCGTAGCCGTATGCCCGCAGCAGATCGCCGATCTGGTCGAGCAGGATTCGGCCGCGGTTCGCGATGCGCGGCACGTTCTCGAACAGAACCAGCTCCGGCGGATCGTCGGAAAACGCCTCGAGCATCAACCAGACGCCGCGCAGCGTCAGGCGGTTCAGCGCCTGGTACTTGGCCGTGCGACTGCGGTTCTCGGAGAGCAGACCGGAGAAGCCCTTGCATGGCGCAGATAGGAAGACGATGTGCGGGTACTCGCCGCCAGCCGCGGCCCGGATGTCGCATGGATTGGCTTCCTGCCATCCTGCCGGCGGTGCCGTGCCGTGGAAGTCTTCAAACTGGCCGCGGTCGAACAGGTCAAGAACGGTGCCTTTCGTACCGCTCAGGCGCTCGAAGTCGCGCATGGCCGGCGCGCTGACGTCGATTCCACCGATGCAGCGGAACCTGCCAACCATGCTGCCGACTCGTGGCTGTGCGCGGTTGAATCCTTTGGCGCCACCACCGAGACCGGCGAACAGGTGGAAGTGGCGGATTTCCTTATCCACTAGCATCGTTTTGCAGTGTCCATAGTGCAATCTACCCTTTCCCGTTGTGCTGATCGCGTTCCAGCGCCTCAGCCTTCAGCGCCGCATATGCGACGTTATCCTCTGCACTGTCGCGGTGGTACTCTGGCCGCGACCATTGCCGCACGTCCTTCAGGATCTGCAGCAACAGCCACCCTTCCGGCTCTGTCAGGTCGCGCCCTGTTATCGCGTTGAATGCGGTCACGCAGCGGCCCATGCTTCGCTCGCCCTTAGGGGAGTCGTACTGCTTCCCGCGCTCGTCCATGATTTCTGCTGCCCGGCGAAGGTATTCTGGTGCGGTGGTCATCGTCACGCAGCAGAAAACAGATCAGCCGTCCCGCGCATCGCCATCGCGAGATTTCGTGCCGCCTGCCGGTAGTAGCTGGCCTTCAGCTCGACGCCGACGAACCGGCGCCCCATTTGCAGCGCAACGTATCCCTCGCTGCCGATCCCGGCGAACGGCGACAGAACGATGTCGCCGGGATTTGTCCACAGATCGATTCCGCGCCGGATGACCTCAAGCTGTAGCGGGCAGATGTGCCGTTCGTCATCGTGTTCGCGCGCGCTGGCATACTGCAGCGTGTCGGATGGGTCGATGTCCATCCATACCGGCGATGCCATTTGCTGCCATTTGGCGACCGGGTAATCATCCGCCGTGTGCTTCACGCGCTCGACGACATCGCCTGGCGTGCGCATCGTGATGAGATAGTCCGGGATTCCCTGCCGGCACATGCTGGCGTTTTCGCGCACGCTTTTGTGCAGCAATCCGAGCGCCTTGGTGCGCTGCATCTGCGTGACCGGGTCTTTCCAGATCACCGTCTCGGCATGGAATATGAACTGCTTTGCCTGAAACGCCCGAATCAGATCGCCCCGAAAATCCTTGAGTCCGATGAATCCGTCCCGTTCCTTGCTGGCCGGAAACAGCATGCAGTGGAACGACACATTGCGGCCCGGCTGCATCACTCGCGCAAGCTCCTCGACGAGATAGCCGAAGTGCTCGAAGAACTCCTCGTTACTCCGGCAATTGCCCATATCGCGCGGGCTGTTGCTGTACGTGTACAGGCTGGCGAACGGCGGCGAGAAAATCGAGTAATGCACGCTGCGATCCGGCAGACCGCGCACAACATCGACGCAATCGCCGAGGTACAAAGCAAAGTTTTTTCCGATCGTTTGGTCTACGCAGTTCAAGTCATATCCCCATGCAGTTTGTTGAAAACGCGCCGCACCATATAGCTGCGCCCGATGCTGATAATGGTAAAAATCGCTCCGATGGCAAGATTGCTGGCCAGCGGAATTTGAATGCTGAACAGAGGAAACACGGTGATTTGAGACACAATCGCCACGCCGTATCCGATTGCCACATTGATGCACGACTCGAATAGTGATTGACGGCGCGTCTGCATTACGCGGCAATCATGAATGACGGGATGCGGATCGGGTCGTCTGCGTTGTATGGGTTGGTGTCCTTGATGCGCCCGAGGATGTTTTCGCGCACCGCATCCATGGTCTCGGCAGCCATCGCATCGGACATCTCTTTCGCCGCGGCTTCCTTGCGGCGCAGGTTGGCGACGACCGCACCTTCCTGCTGGCTGGCGAAGATGTGCACATCGACAGGGCGCTTCTGCCCGAATCGCCAGCAGCGCCTGACTGCCTGGTAATACGCCTCGAAGCTGTCGGTAACGCCAACAAAAGCCATGCGGGCGCAGTGCTGCCAGTTGAGGCCGAATCCACAGATCGAGGGTTTGCTGACCAGCACGCGAATCTTGCCGTGCGCGAAATCATGCAGGCGGAGATCTTTCAGATCCGCGTCATCCGACCCAGCGATCTGCACCGCGCCATCGATGGCCGCCGTCAGCGCGTCGCCTTCGGCATTCAAGTCGCACCAGACGACCCATGGCTCGCTGTCGGCATTGACGATCCGGGCGCACTGACGCACGCGCTCGACCAGCGAATCGCGCCGCGCACCGCGCCGCTCCATCAGCGTCTGCGCCTCCATGGCGAACAGCCCGTGCGCCGGATTGTGCGCTGTCTCGACGATGTGCTGATGCACGAGCACCGGCGGCAGCTCATACGCGCTGGCGTCGTACCCGAGATCGGCGGGCGATCGCACCAGGGCACCCCACGATGCTACCCATCGCCAGAATACCGGCCTGGCGTGCCCTTTCAGCCGCCATGTCTGCGTGTCTCCGCCGTCGTGCACGAAAAACTCGGCCAGCATTTCGGCCCGGGACCGCACGCCGAGAAACTGCGCATGGTTTCCCAGCTCGGTCCAGTCGTTCGGCGCCGGCGTCGCGGTGGCGCAGAGTCGGTATGGCGTGGCGCTGAAAGTGTCGAGCAGCGTCTGCAGCGTCTTCGCCGCGTGGTGTTTGATGCAAGACGACTCGTCCAGCACGATGCCGACGAAGCCAGAGGCGTCGAACTTGTGCAAACGGTCGTAGTTGGTGATGGTGATGCCCGGCCGCACCTGGTGCGCCTCTCGAGCGTGCGTTACGTGCACTCCGATGTTGGCTCCTTCCTCGACGGTCTGCTCGGCGACTGCCAGCGGCGCGAGGATCAACACATCGCCGCCGGTTTCGCGACAAACCATGTCGGCCCATGCAAGCTGCATCCGCGATTTGCCGAGTCCAGTGTCGGCGAAGATCGCCGCCCGTCCGCGTCGCAGCGCCCATGCTGCCAGATCTCTCTGGTGCGGGAAAAGCTGGTAATCGCGCAGCGGCACATCGATTCCGGAGCATGCGCTCGAGCCAAGCTTGGCTTGCACAAAGGCATCGTAATGCGTCGCCATCACCGCTTCACTCCCAGCACCGAGCGCATCTCTCTCTCGAATTGCTCGAGCGCGATCGACGGTTTGTCGTCGGAAGATTCACGATTGACGTTGCGCGCGGCCATGGCGCGCTCTCCGAGCACGACGAGCCGAGTTCTTGCTGGCTCCGGGATGGGGTACGGGATGGCGAGGTGATAGCTCATGATTCTGTGCTTTCGAATATCACTTGACTGGTCGCCCGACCGCACAGCACCAGTCGATACACTGGCACGTCGCAGCGGTTGGCGCGCGACAAGGAGATCGCTTCATCAACCCAGTCCATCGTCGTGCTGCGCAGCTGGACCAGTCGTTTGCCGACCATGGCGACCATCGGTTCCGCATCACACACCTGCTGCTCCGCTGACGTTTCAGCGGCCGGCGTGGGCTGTGTCGGGGTGGCCGATTCCGGATCCGGCTGGTGCTCAGGCGGATAATTCCGCTCGCAATACGCGGTGCCCTTGTTGGTCAGCGTGTAGAGGATGGCGTCGTCTTCACGCCTGCGCGTGAGCAAACCTTCGGTCGCGCACGCGCAGAGGCTGTCCCGCAGTTCCGGCCAGGCCACGCCAAGCCGCTCGCTCAGTTCTACGTTGGTCATCGGTCCGCTGTCCTGCAACAGCCGCATGAACCGCTCTCGTTTCGAAATCGGCACGTCTTACCTTTCAGTCAGTGGTGATGAGGAGCGGCCAGGCCGTCTGTTTCCCGCCTGCACTGGTCCTTTCTCAAAGTCAGACCCTGGCCGCTGGAGGTCATCTGCGCAGCAAGGCCGCCATCGCCTGCAGTTGGTCCGGAGGAGTCGCCAGGCCGATCGCGAAGATCGCATCGACGCAGTCATCGATGCTCATGGACTTGTTGGCAGATTGCATCAGCGTGATGGCGTCTTCAAGCCGTTCGACTTCGGCTTCTGTGAGGCGGACGACCGCCGCTTCTTCGCGTTGCGCGCTCATCGCGGAAGTACCAGCGTGCGAAACTGGCCTCCATTCGCATTTCGTGGATCGTTGAACCCGCCGGCGACGAAGATGTGACGCCACAATCGCAGCAGGGCCAGAGTATCGCCAAGACAATAGTCGATGAGGTTCCCGATCTTTCCGTCCTGGTAGAGCATCGGCGCCATCCAGCCGCTGGCGGTTTTTCCCTGGAGTTTCTGTGCGCGGCACAAGGCGTCCAGACCGAGGCCTTTCGGATGCGTGCCGCGCTCGATTCCGCACGCTTGCCACATCGCGGCGGCAAGATCGAAGGAACGTGCGTCGGATCCAACGTAGATGCCGTTGTGCCCAAGCAGCGGAATGTCAAACTGGTCGCCGTTGAAGGTCACGACCATGTCATGCGACTGGATGGACGTGACGAGGTCTTCCCAGTTGTCTGACAGGTAGACGTGCGGGCGAGCCTCACCGGTGCTGTACGTGGTCACGCAGGCGAGACCCATGCCGGCGAAATCGTGCCAGCCGGAGCAGAACTGGTACATCTGGCGCAGTCGGTTGTCTTCTTCCGGGTCGTCGCCTGGTATGCAGGATGCAATCTCGCAATCGAGGAAAAGCAGGTTCATGATTTGCCCTTGGTTATTGCAATGAACGGATCATTGCCGATGACTTCAGCGATCACGTTGGCCAGATCGCTCGCCGAAAAATCGCGCAGTCGCAGAACGCATTTGCTGCAGTCCTGCAGCAGGACACGGCGCGCGTTGCTGGCCGACCGCTGGCCTGCACTCAGCGTTGCGATGCGCGTGCGATAGCGTTTGATGTCCCGGCGCATCATTGAGACCTCCAGCACGTGCTGGCATGGGGTTGCGCCTGCGGAGACATGGCCTCGTAGCTGTCCGCATCGATGCGTCCGGCGATGCCGAAGGCCAGCATCAGCAGCACGAAGAAGATCACTGGATGCACCGCGCTGCTCCCTTCATTTGCTTGCCAAGTCCGGCCCGCTTGGCGATCAGCTTGCCCTCGACTTTTCCAGCTTCGTAGGCATCCCATGCCGCGGTGCGGCGGCGAAACGGGTTGCCGGCCGAAAATTCCGGGAAGACACGGACCACGAGCATGGCCTGTGCGCCAGCGTAGTATTGCCAGCTGTGCAGATCGCGCTCGGCCGGGAATGCTTCCTGCCAGATGCGCTGAAGCTCCGGCGTCCAGTGCTGTTGCACGACCTGAGTGATCGCTGCTTGATAGTCGGTTTCGGGCATGATCTTCACCTGGTTGGTAATGCTGCGGTGATAGCCGGCGATCGCTGCCGTCACTCCCCACAGCGGGCGCAGCAGAGACCACCAGAATTTGTACAGCTCCGTGTTGAGCCGGACATCCGGCGCGCTGTCGATGAGGTGTTGGCGCCTGGAGTTCATCTGAGCAAATCGATATGTCTGGTTGACTGGCGTGCGGAGTGGTGGCGATACACACAGCTCTGGTACGGTTCGCTGTCTGCAACGTCCGGGTACTGCAGCGCCACCTGTTCGATCAGGCGCATCTGCTCCGTGGTCCTGTGGGAAAACACGTTGGCTGCAAAGCGCAGCTCGCGTATCCGGCTCATCGTCAGGTGCAGGAGATCGGAGAGCAGCTTGTCTCCAGCTCGATTGGCGTGCGCTGCCTGATCCAGCGCGGCGATCAGTTCATCGTTGCTCACAGCCCGCTCGCTTTCGGGCGAACCGACCAGACAATCGCGCTGACAGCAGCGTCGATCGCATGATTGGGAACATGCAACGCTGAAAGAATCGACCGCAGGCCGACCCACTCGACGCGGCACGCCTCGTCTGGCGTGCGGCTTCCGGTGATGGCGTAGACGATAGCCTGGAGCGCGTCATGCAGCCGCCCAAGGCGCGCTGCCCCTTCGGCGATGGCGGAATTGGCGATGCCGTCGTGGCTCCTGATGTCCTGGGCCAGAATGTTCAGCGCCGAGATCAGCGTGCTGATCTCGGTCTCCCATGGCTGCTTCTGCAGGAGCGCGGAGGCGGCGGCGGCGGCTTCCCGTTGAGCGGCCAGGCGCCGCTCGAGGACTTCGATCTGCCGGCCTGCTGCCAGCAGCTGCTCCGTTTCTCCGTCGGACAGGATGTGCCGGTTGTTGCGCACCGTCGCCGTGATGGCGACGATCGCTTGTTCTGATGTTTGCGCTTGCATGACGATCTCCCGTAGTTGTTCGTTGCCCGTCTCTCCGGGCTGTCGCTGGGCTTTCGTTCTCCAGTTACGCCGGCCGCGATGCGCCGGTCCATGTCGGCGTTCGTGCATACTTTCTGCACCGCTTTCGCCGATTCGTTGCAGGCTGCGCCGAAGGCTCTCTTGGCGGCGGCTGGCTCTCCTTTCTTCAAAAGACCGCGTCGTCCGGCGCGGCATCCGGTGACACAGCCTGCTGAAGAGCACCCTGACGATGGCGCCGGCCTGGAGGGGGGAGCAAACCGCCGTTTCCCGCCAAGGTGCTCTGCAGCAACGGCTCCCGAAGCAGAGCGGCAGACTCCGCATGCTTGTCCGGTAATGCGGCGCCGCTCTTGGATTCCGGACAGGTGGAGATCGATGACTGTTTGCCTGCCGTCGGCCTGAGTGAAGCTGCGCACTTCGGGAACCGTTGGGAGAACGATAGACACAAATGTCTACGATGTCAAGCCACAAATGGTTTTTTTTGAGGATGCTCGCGGATCGCCTAAACTGGCAGGGTGGAAAACACTGAATGGAGGATTGTTATGAAGATGCGTGCGCTCGTGCTGGCCTCGCTGGCAGCCATCGGGCAGGTCGGTTGTGCGACATCGCCGGTGCCGGCGTCAGCGGCGGTCGCCGTGCCGCAGGACCGATTGTTCCCGCCAGCCTTGGCGCGCCCAGTTGCTGATGGCGGAACGATCGTCGTGACGCGCGACTCGGGGGCGAATTCGTCAGCCTGTTCGGCCCGCGTCTGGATCAACGGCCAGCCGGCGGCGGATGTGCGCACGTCGGAACGCGTCACCGTGCATGTCGCAGTCGGGGAGCACATCGTCAGCGCCCAGCCGAACGGAATCTGCCCTGGCGGGTTGCTGGAGGTTCAGGCGAGGGTATCGACTGGCAAGACGGTACGCTTCCGCATTGGCTACGGCACCAACGCGGAATTCATCCTGGCTCCGACTGCGTTCTGACTGGCGATCGGTTGCTGCATGTGCGAGTCGCGCCGCGTCAATCGCAACATTTGCACCCCTTGATCACCTGCAGTGTCGGCGCTACTGGCTGTGGTGGTTTGGGGGCGCTCCGGCCTTCTTTCTGATTGCGCGCAACGCCATATCCAGCATGATTTCGCGTACCTCTGACGTGGCTGCGCGATAGCCGAGCAGTAAAGTGGTCTCGTCTGGCGGAGGCCCTTGCAGACAAAACACCTTGCTGGGTTCCTCAGAGCTGTAGCTGGTCGTCTCGGCTGGTAGTTCGAGCAACTCGCGCGCCGTGCGGTGGAATGCCGCCGCGATCGATTCCAGGTTCGCCACAGTAAGATTCCCGTCGCCGTTCTTGGCTCGACGCACAGTTCCAAACCCGACTCCAGATGCGCGCGCAACGTCCTGCAACGTTTTGCGCCCTGGGTGGGCAGCCATCCATGCGGAGAGGTTCAGCGCAATGATCCGTGCCGTATCCATAGGGGGATTGTGCGCCGTTTGAAAAGCCATGTTCGGCTATTGCAATGCGCCATAAATGGCTATATGATGCGGCGCATGAAGAAGTTCCCAGACCTCTACGCCTTCGTGATGCGCCACCTGCGCGCCAAGGCGATACCCCAGCGGCAGGTTGCGGCGGAGAGCGGAGTGCCGTTCAGC